TTGTTTGAGTCAGCATCCTTGATACGATTAAGCATGTCCTCCACCTTTACAGGCCATCCATGCTCTACCTCGAAGTGAGTTTTATAAACACTTACTTCCATTGCCATCCTTCAGGTAGATATTGCAAAGCAGATAGGATACACTGATAGCAATCATGAAGAGGACAAAGATTATGCTTTACGATTAGCTGAGAGTGGATTAATCACTGATGATATATTCATTGATGAGTTTCTTTACTTCTATCAGTATCGTAGTAAAAACGTGAAAGTGTAGTATCTTTGTGATATGGCAAAGTCATGGAGCAACTATCCGCAAGCTGTCAGAGATGAAGCAAAGCGAGGCATCAAACTAAATGATGAGGTTAACAACAAGTGTGCAACACAGGTCGGTAAGATACGAGCACAGCAGTTAGCTAATGGAGAAGCTATCACTATCATTACTGTCAAGCGGATGTACAACTACTTAAGCAGAGCAGGAGAGTACTACAAGCCTGGAGATACTGAGGTTTGTGGCACGATTAGTTATTTGCTTTGGGGAGGCGAGCCTGCTCTACGCTGGGCCGAGAAGATTCTAAAAGAGGAAGGCGAGATATGAGAATACTACTGTTGCTTCTGTTAACTATCAATGCATCGGCTCAATGCTTAAAGGCTCCTACCTTCTTGGTATCTACTCCTAAAGGATTGAGTACGGTAATCGGATGGCAGAAGAACGTTTGTGCTAATGGTTACTCGATTAGGATAAGACCTGTGGGGGTAAGCTTTTGGAGAACAATAGCAGTAGCTGACACTAATCGTAAAGAGGTATTCGGTTTGAACTATAGCACTGAGTATGAGTATCAGGTTGCATCAAAAGACAGCACGACCTTAAGCAGTTACTCAACCATTCGGAAGTTCAGTACACTATGTGAGTGCTTAGTGCCTACGATTGTAATTGATAGCATTGGATACAATGGATTGCTGTTCTACATCGATGATGATACCTGTGGCATTAAGTATGTGGTTAGGATTAAGAAGCAAACGGATTTGTATTGGTATGATGTAGTAAAGTCAGATTCAACACAGACCTTTGTGATTGATTGTTTAGAATCGAACACTGGTTATGTATGGAGATACAAGCGGATATGTAGCAACACAGGATACAGCTCTCCATTTGGTCCGACATGGTACGTTAAAACATTATAAATATAACTAAATGATAGGAGATAAGAACTGGATTAAGGATGTGTTCAAGGATTACCTTGATGAGTACGACCTGTATAAGTTCGCTGCTGATATGAATGCTTTGCCTCCGAAGGATAGGCTCAAGGCTATCAATGACATGATAGGTTACTTATATCCTAAGATGAGTAGCCAAGAGATTAAGACAACAGATAACGAGCTTGTAATAAAGGTAGTGCGTGAGTGAGATAACAGTAAGACTTAAAGAGCTTCATTCAGGGCAGACTAAAGTCCTGAGTGATTCATCCAGGTACAACGTGCTTAAGATTGGTAGGCGGTGGGGTAAGACTACACTTGCCGTTAATGAGTTGCTTCCGCAGATTGCACTTGATGGCAAGCCATGTGCATACTATGCTCCGACCTATAAGGACTTGAATGATGTTTGGATAGAACTCAAGACAGCACTCAAGGATGTGATTGAATCCAAGAACGAACAGACTAAGCAGATGCGATTGATTACTGGAGGAGTGATTGACTTTTGGAGTATGGATGAGCCTGATAGTGGAAGGGGAAGGAAGTATGCGAGAGTAGTTATTGATGAGGCCGAGAAGGCTAAGAAGTTTAGAGAAGCATGGAATCAAACTATAAGAGCAACACTGCTCGACTTCAAAGGAGATGCTTGGATATTGAGCACTCCAAAGTTTGGGCAGACTTACTTTAAAGAGTTATTTAAAAAAGAGGATGAGTCCTGGAGTGCTTTCAACCTGAGCACTTATGATAATCCTCATATTGATCCTGTTGAGGTGGACCACTTGAGGGAACAGTTGGATGAGCTTACTTTCCGATGTGAAATACTTGCAGAGGATGTCGATGTAACTAATAATCCGTTTGCATACGCTTTTGATACGAAACATATCCATCCTGTGGAATATGATTCAAGTCAGCACTTATATCTAAGCTTCGACTTCAACGTTGACCCAATCACATGCATAGCAGTGCAACAGATAAACGGTTGTATCAATGTAGTAAAGGAGTTTTACCTTAAGAACTCTGACATCTATCAGCTATGTGATCAGATAATCACAGCCTTCCCTAAAGCCAGCTTCATCATAACGGGGGATAGCACTGGAGCAAATAGGTCGGCATTGACACAAGGCAACTTGGGTTATTATGATGTAGTGGCTACGAAGTTGAGGTTAGGCAGAGCACAGATGAAACAGCCATCAGTCAATCCATCTATCCGAGATACGAGAGTGCTCGTGAATAGTTTGCTTCAGAACTATTGCATCAAGATTGATCCTTCATGTGAGTGGCTTATTAAGGACTTGAAGTATGTTGAGGTAGATAACGAAGGGGATATCATCAAGGATAGGCAGAGTGATTTACGCAAGGCCGATTTGCTCGACTGCTTTAGATATTATTGCAATTCATTCCATCGTGATTGGATTCGCTTTTTTAATTAGTATATTTGTAACATGGCAACACAAATAGGAACATTCACACTACAAGGCAATGACTTAGGTAACTTACCTTCGTATGCTAATCAATTAATATTTGCATCGGATAATTCATATGCAGGAGCAGGCACAGGCACACTAGGCACTTCATTCACTGATTGCTTAGATGGATATGCAGCTTATATTGCTGGCAATGGTGGTACAATGACCTATACTTTAGATGGTCCTGGTGTTTGGAATGGAGGCACTGATACGCTTGTAACCATTACGATTAGCAACTTTGATTCTGAAGGCGGAGAGTTACTACATTACTCTTTACTATTCATAACAGAAGAATATACTTATCCTGTAGTGTGGAGGACTGCAGAGCCTGCCGTACCCACATTGTGTAACACTTGCCAGCTCATACAGCTTACTGAGTGTGGCGATGATGACTTTAGGCTTGATCTTGGTTTACCTGATGGCTCTTATACTGCGTTCTACACTGATAATACATCAGGAGTAGTTTGGGAGCAAGGCACTTATTCAAGTGCTGAGCAAGGTGGCTTATCAGTTTACCAATGGTTTGCAACAGAAGGAATGTTTAACCAATATAGCTTCTACACTTTAACACTTCGTGATGATAATGGAGATCCTGTAAGCTGGGTTGTGAATGATGTTGAGTACACATGTGCAACGCTAACATTTAAAGTAACTGTTAACATAACTGACTAATGGAAGAAACAATTATATTCTTATTATTAAATTCTCTTTACATCAACGGCTTAAGGTTAGCCTTTGAGGAAGGAATGATATTCGAGAAGTTCAGCGAGTGGGGAGAGGAGTACATGGGCAAGCTATGGATGCCAGTAGCAGGTTGTGTAACTTGCATGGCTTCTATTCACTCATGGCCTTACCTGATTAGTTGTATTGATTGGACTGACTTAGGACCTGCATTAGTTCAGGCCTTTCTTTATATTTGTGCATTGGCAGCAGTGAACACAATTATCTATAAGAAGTTTATTGATGATAGCGACTATTGATGAGTACTTACAGAGCATAGGCTTCAAGCCACGAGGCCGATGTGCTTGCATGAGTAAAGCATACAGATGGAAGAAAGCTGATGGACATGAGTTCAAGCTTGACAAGTGGAATAGATGGGAGTTAATATACAACGGAATAAAAAGATATGGCAAAGCTGAAACAGCAGTCGAAGAAGTTAAAGACTACTTTGAAAAACTTATGGCTTAAGTTATCTACGAAGGTAACAGGCAAGACAGTATGGCAACTAGATGAAGGACATGTGATAGAGCCTGCATTCGTTAGTAACGGAGTACAGTACTATCGAATTAAGGATTACTTTAATACCTTCTCAAGCAGAGGTCTAACGGCCTTGCAAGTGTATGAGGAGTGGAACATGAGACTACAGAAGGAACATCTACAGATGTTCGTTGATAGGTTTGATGAGATTGTTAATGATCCCAAGCAAATCAAAGTAAGTGAGCTATGGAAGATAGTTGCAATGCTGAAGGAGAGATTGGATTTCGTAGTGCCTACTACTGACTTGATTTATAAGTTTGCATCGGTTGCATTCTTCGATAAGAATGAGAGTCCATACAGCTACGATCCTGAGTATGCGAAGGAGAAGATAGCACGCTGGAAGGAGGCAGGCGATGTCAATGATTTTTTTATCGTGATGCAGCTAAAGGATATTCTGCCCTTGCCAACGCTATCAGAGCAAGATTTGCAGATATGTTTGTCAGTAGTGGACCAGGTGGCGGGACATCAATTGATGAAGCTGCAGGATATGTAATGGCTAAGAATGCTGAGAATGGATTTATCCAACGCACTATTCTTAACCAACGATATGGAGTGAATTGTAATAAGTTAACGCTATGGGAGTACATGCTTCTCATAGAACACACGAGTAAGAATGATAAATAAAATAAAAAAATTAAAGTAATGATAGTACCTAAAGCAATCGATAATATAATTGCTACACTAATATTAGATGTAGATGGAAACAATGTTCTTAATTTCTCATATCAATTAAAAGAAAATTATAATACTGATACAACAGATTATGATAGTTATAATGTATATGCTTTTTTAATACCAGTTTCAGATATAAAACTAAATTTAATTGTAAGTTTACCATCTTCAGCAGCTAGTTTATTTGAAATAAGTTATGGTAAAAATCAAATATCATTTCCATCAGGAGAATATTTTAGTTTAGCTAGTGGTAACACTTTAGATGTATCAAGTGTTTATAGTTTAGTTTCTTCAACAATCTACGCTTAATGAGCTACTATTTAACTGACTATAGTGCTACGGAAGTAGAGTTTAATGATGGCCTTCGTAGCTATTATTACAAGAAATGCTATTGCTCAGTTGAGTTGCAAGGCGAGTACATTATCTTCACTTCTCATCGAGTAGAGAACAATGCTTTCAGACAGCAGTGGAGCGTAGCATATACTGACTTCACTAGTCCAACAGGATCATCAATGGATGTTTACAATGGTATTAAAACTATCATTGAGAACTATGCAGGAGGAGGCACAGGTGGCGGAAGCATTCCACATGGAACTGCATCAGGAACGGATACCTATACTGTAACTATTAGCGGAGTAACAGACTACCAAGATGGAGATGCTTACTTGATTAGGTTTCCAATTGGTAACACTACAGGTGCAACGCTAAACATCAACAGCTTAGGAGCAAGAGATTTATATCGTAATAACGATGGACCTTTGATAGGTGGAGATATTGAAGATGGAGGAGAGATGTTAGTAGTTTACAACACTACTATTACAGGTTTCCAATGTATCGGAACTTCTCCTAATACTATTCTAGCTTATGTAACTAATGCAGATAGTGTAACGATTACTAAAGGTCAGCCTGTTTATGCTTTTGGTGGTACTGGAGATAGAATGACTGTCAAGCGTGCTAACAATAGTTCAGATGCTACATCAGCTCAGACAGTAGGACTTGTATTCTCTACATCCATTGCAGCTAATCAGAAAGGATTTATCATGTTGCAAGGCTTGCTTGATGGCTTAAGTACTTTGCCTACATCAACTTGGGCAGATGGAGATCCTGTATTCTTAGGTGCAACGGCTGGAAGTATTACAAATGTAAAGCCATATGCTCCTAATCACTTAGTCTATTTAGGCTTTGTAACAACTGCGAGTCCAGGTGCAGCAGGTCGCATGTATGTAAGAGTTCAGAACGGCTATGAGTTGGATGAGCTTCACGATGTGCAGGCTCAAAGTCCAACTAATAGAGATGTGCTTTATTACGATGGCACAGTTACTCAGTGGAAAACAGCATCAGTTGCAACGGTTACAGGTAATGCGAGTGCATCGAACACAGGAGTATTGACATTAACTGACTGGAGTACATTCAATGGCAAGGCTACTTCGCCTTGGGCATTTAGGTTAAGTGGTAGATTTTATACTCCTTCAACTAATGCTTTAGCTATTGGCTCATTAGGTAATCTAGCAAATAGTATTAGATATAGTCCTGTTATCATTGAGAGAGATATTACTATTACACAATTAGGTATATCAGTTGTAACAATAGCAGGAGTAGGTAATACGGCAAGAGTAGGTATCTACTCAAACAATCCTGCTACTAATCAGCCTTCAAGTAGATTAGTGGATAGTGGTACAATTGC